TTCACGCCCCATTTTCTTAAGAACTGCAAGTGCGCCTTCAACACCGGCAGTATCCATACCACTATCTATTAATTCGTCAATAAACAATAAATTAATTTTTTGATATAAACTTTCCCAAACATCTCGGAATGCAAAACTCATACCAAGTATAAGTCTATTACGTTCGCCTCTAGATAAGTTATCAAAATCTAAATCTTGACCTAGCTGTGTTATTTCAACACTTAAATCATTTTGAAATACAACTTGATGTGGAAGACCAAGTTTATCTAAGAAATATGTAAGCCTGTTGTTAAGGTATGCTAAGTTTTGATCAATAATCTTTTTACGAATGAAGCTATCTTTATTCGTAAGTAGCTTTAACAAAAACTCTTGATGCTCTTTAAATCCAGTTAACTGATTAACAATTTCCCAGTTAATTTGTTGTATAGCACTATTATTTAATTCGTTAATTTGTGCTTGATAAGGATCAACTTCATTCTCTTTGCTTGTAAGAGCTTGCTTTAAACTATCTACATTTGTTCTATGATCGTATGCTTCTTTAGCACGTTCATAGAACGTATTAGGCTTGCCATTAATGTCGCCAATCTTTTCAAGACCTTGCATAACGTCAGTTACTTTGGCACTAATCTCGGATTGATATGCAACAGCATCAGCAAGTTCTTTAGTTTTACGCTTTGCGATCTCTGTTTTTTTGTCTGCATGTAGTTCTTGACCACAAGTATAACATGTTGCATTATCTAAATCTACGATGTCTTTAGTTGCCTTTCCAACAGACTTACCAGCACGTAATAGTGCTGGCTCTAATGTGCTTAATTGTTTTTTAAGAGCCATTATTGCATTATTATGATTAGACCAATTGCTTAATTTTTCATGAGATTCAAGTTCTGTATTAATATCTAAATGCTCTAACTCATCGATACCGCTTTGTAACTTTTGTACATCATTACCCTTCTTAACGACCCATGCATGTTGAGTTTTTTGTAAATTTTCAATAGTTGCACTAATTTTTTCGTTTGAAGATTGTATAGCATTAATCTTTAGTGTTTCTTCTTGAATTAACTCTTTTGTATTACGAGTTTGATCTTTAAGTGCTTCGGCTTTTTCAGACAATATAGTAATACCAAGCAGTTGCTCAATAATAGCACGTTGATCGTTCTGCCTCATTGACAAGAACGGTTCGGTATATGTATTAAGTGCTACAATGTGCTTAAACATATCATGTGACATGTCTAATAGTTCTTGAATATATTGTTGAGTCTTCCGTGAGTCGCCTTGTGACTCATCTGTCATTTCTTGTTCTTGATTGTTAACGAAGAATTTAAGTATATTTGGTGAACGTCCACGTTCAATACGATAATCAACATTATTCTTTTCAAAGTGTAATGTAACTAACATACCTTTGTTATTAGTCTTGTTGATTAAGTTGTTACGTTTAATATTTGTAAGAGCAGTGCCGTACAATGCATAAGACAATGCGTTAATGATAGTAGTTTTACCAGTACCATTACGACTTCCGCTATCATCTCCGCCTTGATCTAGGTTTTCACCTAGTACCAACGTTAATTGTTGCTGGTTAAAATCAACAGCTTGTGTTTGATTACCAACGCTCATAAAATTCTTAACTGTAAGGTCTTTAATTTCTATCATAGGTCGCTATAAATGTCCATAAGGGTTTTTTTATTAAAGTTGTCGCTGTCTATTGCAGCAATTTCACCTGCAACAATTTGATCTACTGATTCAAATTGTTGAATGTCCAACTCGGTGGTTATTTCTTCAATCTGTTTTTGTGGTATTAGAGAAATTTCTCTACACATGTTTTGATTAATAAATGTTTCTTTAATAAAACTAGCTTCTTCGTAACTAATTGGAACATCAATAGTAACACGAAGATACATTTTATTTTTAATAATAGTTTGTTCGGGATCTAACAGTTGACTTAACTTAACAGTTCTATATTTAGGACAATCATCCCAATTAATATATTCAGGAGCTTTGTCATTCTCGCGATCAAGAATCATCATTCCTCGATCGTCATCCCATGCATCAGCATAGTTGTGCGGAAATGCATTACCAATATAATGTATTACTCCTTGCTGTTGTCTCTTATGAAAGTGTCCACTAAACACATACTGCTGATTTTCAAAAGAGTCTGCTTTTAAATCACCGTGATCTGGCATTTGCACCATAGCATTCATATAAAATGTAGGTAGTTCAAAGTGTCCAAATACATATTTGCTCTTTATTGACTTAACTTGCTTCCATTCTTCGCCAACTAGCCAAGGGATAATAGTTACATCTTCAATTGTAGTAATTTTATCAACAAAAGTAATTCCGGGAATATGTCTAGCAAATGCTGTTGAGTTAATATCTCGTTTATCTTTGTAATATAAGTCATGATTGCCGTCAAAGAAGAAAAACTGCTCAAATGCAGCACCTAGTTTTTCCATACACCGGATAGTTGCATCCATTGTAGTTAAGTTAAGACTGTTTCTGTTGTGATGCCAGTCTCCACAAAAAATACCAGTCTCACAACCGTTATCTTTTGCATTTTGAATAAACCAATCTACAAAGTCTTCACAATCATCATTGTGTACCTTGCTGTTACCTTTTAATCCTAAATGGATGTCGGTAAAAACCGCCGCTTTTTTAAACAAAGTTATTCCTCTTACTTTTATTATACGTTATAGTTTCTTTTAATGTGTTAATTTACTTTATTCTTAGCGTCAGCTTCTCTTTTCATATAAGATTCCCACTCGCCTGCATGTTGTCTAGTATAACTAGGATCCATGCCGTTTTGCTCTAAAATATCATCTCTAATGTTTTGATTACGTTTTTCTAAGTTAATAACTCGAACAAAACTATTTGTTACAGCGGCGGTATAGTATGCAAACGGGTTATCTGACTTAGATTCGTCAAACTGTAAGCCAATCTGTGCAAGTTGAAGTATTGCTTGACCCTTCATTTCGTCATTATATGTGTATCCGCGAACATTTCCTCTAGTAGCATAACGTTCACATAGTTTAATCCACATATTAGCTAGTGTAGCTGTAGCCTGTCCTTCAGATTTAGTAAAATGACCATTTTCCATACCGCCAACCCAATGTGACTTACCAACTACAATTAACTCGTCGTCTTCGTTAAATTTATAGTGTTGGTATGGAGGAAAGTTAAGTTTAACCTTAGTATCTGCTATAGTTTTAGGATTCTTCTTACGACCAAACTCTTCTGGAATATGATCAAACATCATGATCCTAAAAATTAACTCTCCTTTTGTTATTTTCTTGTAATCTACTTCGCACTCTGCAAGTTTTACTTTAATACCATCTTTTTTCTTTTGATTATAGTCAGCAAGGCCTAAGCGTTTAGCTTTATTCCGCTTTGCTTCGGCAATAGTTCGAATATTAATCTTATCTACACTAAGCAAAATTATATCATATTGATGATGCGTGGTTTCTGTGTAACTACTAAACGCACTCTTTGACTTGTGTATTTCGGATAATATATCCTTGTTGTTTAAATAATTTACTTTTTTCATTTTATCTCCAGGTTATACTCTATTATAAACTATGTACTTAACTTTGTCAACTAAATACTGTATAGGAGTAACCAAAATTATGGAATTTGATTTACCAAACAAAATGCAAGCACCCGGCGGGCAATTAGCAGATGCTGCAGCTTCTGCAGTTAAGGCATTTGCTGGATCAGAAAATATATTAGCAAATGGCTTTGGCGCTTTTACTGGCGTCAAACAACGTGTATCGGATTTTTTATCCGATACAGGCTTTGGAAAAGCTCTACGAACAATGAACTTATTGCCCGGCGCTAATCCCACAGTTAAAATTCCAATGGCTGGCAATTGGGGAACATCAACTGAATATGATTGGCGTGTAAAATTAAGTGTTCCGTCTACGATGGAAAGTAGTCCTTTATTAGCTCCGTTAGCTGAAACTGGCGGAATGGTATTCCCATATACTCCTAGTTTAGCAATGCAACATGATGCTTCATATCAACAAGTCACCCCTGTACATAGTAATTATCCTTATTTTGCTTATCAGAACTCGGATCCGAAAGCAATGGTTATATCAGGACACTTTTTAATTGAAAATGCATTAGAAGGAGAATATTGGATTGCAGTTGTACACTATTTAAGATCTATAACAAAAATGGCATATGGAAATACAAGCAATCAAGGTTCTCCTCCTCCGTTAGTAAAATTAACAGGGTACGGAGATTATGTTTTACCAGATGTGCCGGTTGTAATTACAAACTTTACAGTTACATTAGAACCTGATGTTGATTATATGAAAGTACCGATTGGAAAGCAAGGATCTTGGGTACCAACTTCAAGTATAATTTCAGTAACATGTCAACCAATTTATAGCAGACGAAAAGTAGCAAGATTTAGCTTAGATAGTTTTGTTAACGGTAGCAGTCTTTACGACGGAGATGGGTTTATTTAATGGCTATATACAGTAACGAAAGTCCTTATGCTAATACAGAAATAGTTAATGGACAATATCTAGGATTTTTAAAAATTAGACCGGTTCCTGCGTACGATGATGATATAGTGTACACTATTGAAACTCAATATCAGCATAGACCGGATCTGTTAGCATATGATTTGTACGGCTCAACAAAACTATGGTGGGTATTTGCTCAAAGAAATATGGATACTCTTAAAGATCCTGTTTATGACATGACAGTTGGGACGCAAATCTACTTGCCACAAGGTTCAAGATTAACTGAAACACTAGGAGGATAATTTATGTTACCTTTTAATATTGCAAATTCTGTTAATATTGATATAAACGGATTAAAAAGTGCCGTTGAAGGTTCAGCAAATGAAATTAAAGGGGCAATAGAATCTCTTAATACAGGCCTAGGAACCAATGTATCACAAGTAGCTTCGAGTTTACTATCAAGTCAGTTTAGTGGGATTGACACAGGCTTCCAAGGAATATTATCATCAGCACCAACTTCTGCTTTTGGCAGACCTCCGTTTGCAAACCCTTTAGAGAAGTATGCAAGTGTTAACTATGTATTTACGTTATCATGCTTATCAGTTGACGATTTAAATAGACCTGATTCTAGTTATAGATTACACGGACCAACAAATATTATTTGCCGATCTGGCGGTTCTGGACAAGTAAAAGTGCAAACAGCAACAGAACGAGGAAAAGGGCCTATTGAGTTTTACATTGATGATGTTGAAATTGAATCAGTTATTACGCATGGTAAAGGAACTAAGCAAGCTGACGCAATTGGCGGCTCATTTAAAATATTTGAACCCTATAGTATGGGAATGTTTTATGAAACATTACAAGTTGCAGCATTAAAAAGCGGCCATAAAAATTATATACAATCTCCATTTTTATTAACCCTGCAATTTAAGGGGTATGACGATAACGGAAATGTAAGTTTAGCCTCGGGTTCAACAAGACTAATGCCAATTAAAATTATTAACAGTGTTTTTAATGTAACTGAACAAGGAAGTACGTACGAAGTTGAGTTTGTAAAATATAACGATCAAGCATTTGGAGATCAGGTACAGGCAGCTAAAACTGATTTAAATTTATCTGGTAAGACTGTACAAGAAATCCTTCAATCAGGAGGAAACAGTTTATCTAGTGTATTAAATACTCGACTACTTAAAAGCAAGGAAGCAAAGCAAGTTAACAAAGTAGACCAATATATAGTAATGTTTCCTACTAAACGCAGTAGTGCTGATGAAGCAATATTAGGAAAACCAAACGATGCAGCAACAGGCGCAACAACTTCGGGAAAGACCTCAGAGGGGCAAGTAAAAGAACTTAGTCAAGAAAGAAAACAAGAAATTTTTGAGAGCATTGCTGGAATACAAGCAGGAAACGTTCCAGAAAACTTTGACGAAAATTTAAGTAAAGCATTAGGAATTGTAATACAGCGTGGAGAAGTAGGCGAAGCAATTAGAACATATGCAGAAAATCCTGAAAATGTTAATGCCATAGGAAAAGCAGCAATCACTAAATCTGCAAATGATTCGGGCGAAGTGCCACAAACAAGCCCTAATCTTTGTGAAGTAGAAAACGGAGTAGTTTGTAGAGCTAAAGTACAAATACCCGCTACTACTAGATCTTTTCAATTTAAAGCAGGTGAGAAGATACAAAATATAATTGAACAAACAATACTAGCTAGTGACTGGGGTCGAAAAATAAGTGAAAGATTGAACGCTCCAGACGCAAATAATATGGTTGACTGGTTTAAAATTGAATCACAGGTTTATGAACAAGCAGATGCAAAAACAGTTAATGCTACTGGACAAAATCCAAAAGTTTATGTTTATCGAATAGTTCCATTTAAAGTAAATGCTTCTCGATTTGCTTCGCCTAGTAAACCAACTCCTGGAATTGCAAGTTTAAAATTACAAGCTGCTAAGGAATATAATTATATCTATACAGGAAAAAATAAAGATATAATAGATTTTGATATACAGTTTGATGCTGCATTTTTTGTAGGTATTGGAGCACAAAAAGGCCAAGCGTCAAAAGATAGTAAAACAGCTACACAATCCTCTAAAGTAGCTGGCGACGCTGAATCTCCTAATAAATTAAACCCAGGCGACCAAAATACGTTTTCGAGTTCAGGAATGACACAATCAAAAGAAATTGATAAAAAACCAGCCTCTCAAGTTGGTGGTGGACAGGAATGGAGCGAAACACAAGTTGCTCGGCAATTTAATGATGCATTGTTAGATAGCCGAGCAGACTTAATAGAGGTTGAGTTAAAAATTTGGGGAGATCCATTTTGGATAAATGATAGTGGCGCTGGCAATTATACAGCTAGGCCAACTTCGTTTATTAATATAACCGAAGACGGCAGTGTTGATACCCAAAGTTCAGAAGTTGATCTTATGTTAAATTTTAGAACACCGTTTGATATTGACGATAGTGGTTGGATGGATTTTGGAGGAGTTAGTGCGCCGACCAAAGCCTTTAGTGGCCTTTACCAGTGTGTGGGGGTAGTTAGTAGTTTTTCTAGTGGAAAATTTGAACAAACTTTAAGTTTAATTAGACGAAGAAATCAAGAAACTGATATTAAGGCAGTTGCATCAAAATCAGGTAATGCATTAATAGGTGCAGGTGGCGCAGATAATATAATTGATAAAGTTAGAGGAATCTTTACGTAATGGGAGAAACAAGAACAAATAAAGAACAGTTTGTTGGCCCAGGCCCGTTTTTAGCAAAAATAGTTAGCCACATTGACACGAAGTTTATGGGCGGATTAGAAGTTGAACTTTTAAAAATAATTGAAGAAGGTAATAATACTTTAACATCTGGACAAACTGCACAAGTAAAATATTTACCAGGTTTTTACGGAGTAACTCCGTCTATCGGAACTAGTGATAATGAAGGATATTCTCATTCACAACAAAGCTACGGAATGTGGGCAGTACCGCCTGACATTGGAAATATAGTCCTGGTAATGTTTATTGAGGGTAATCGTTCGCAAGGGTTTTGGCTAGGAGTTGTACCTGATGAATATATGAATTTTATGATTCCAGGTAATGCTTCGACTACGTACAATGATAAAGATAAAACAAAGAACTTACCAGTTGGAGAATATAATAAAAAATTAAAAAAACATAAAGGCGGCGATCCTACACAGCTAATAAAACCGGTTAATACAGACTTTCAAACAGCACTAATTAATTCAGGTCTAATTGAAGATAATACTAGAGGCTTATCATCATCTAGTGCTAGAAGAGAAGTTCCTAGTATGGTGTTTGGATGGAATACCCCTGGACCGTACGATCGTAGACCTGGCGCACCAAAAATTAATTATGGTAACGTAGGAACCCAAACACAAGTAGCTTCTAGTAGATTAGGCGGATCTTCGTTTGTTATGGATGACGGTGATAGTTCTTTCTTACGTAAAGGGCCAGCAGGAACAAAGAAATCAGAATATGCAGCAGTAGAGAAAAAAGAAAAAGGTGGCTCCCCAACTCTGCCACAGAATGAATTAATTCGATTAAAAACAAGAACTGGGCATCAAATACTATTGCACAACAGTGAAGATTTAATTTACATTGGAAATGCTAGAGGTACAACTTGGATCGAATTAACCTCAAACGGAAAAATTGACATTTATGCAAAAGATAGTGTAAGTGTGCATACAGAAAATGATTATAACGTAACCGCTGACAGAGATATAAATTTTAATGCAGCTAGAGACATAAACTTTACAGCTGGTATTGATATTAGACATAATGCTGGAAAAGACTTTGATTTAAATGCAGGTAATAATATTAGACAAACCTCTGCAAAAAATTGGGAAATTTCTATAGGAGACGATGGAAAAATTACAGCAGGAAAGACAACTAATATTACAAGCAAACATCATTTAGAAACTGCTACTAAGATTGATATGAACGGCCCCGCAGCCGCTATAGCAGCAGGTGCTGAAATAGCAAACTTACCGTTTAGATCACCGCAGGTTGAACCGTGGGCAGGACATGAAAATTATGATCCAGCAGAACATACTCCAGAAAAGACAGATAATATAGCAAGTAATAGTAGTACTGACGTTGCTAATGGCGGCAATAAAAAAACTTTAAATATAGTGCAACCAAAAGGTACTACAGGTACAGGTACAACATCAACAACAGTTATTAAAACTGTTAAAACAGCAGAAGATAAAAATGCTAAAGACGATACTATGAAGAAAGATTGTACTCCAACTACTCTATTAACTGCTGAACAAAGGCAAGCTGATAATCAACAGTCTGGACCAACATAATGCCAGCAATACATAGACATAGCGATGCTAGATCATGTGGAGCAACAACAGTAGTTGCTGGACAAGGAAAAGTATATGCTAATAACTTATTAGTATCAGTTAACAACGATCCAAATAGCCACGGAGCCGGAGCATTAATAGCTGGTTCAAAAGCTGTTTTTATTAATAACTTATTAGTAGTAAATCATACGCCAGACGGAGCAAACCCGGACAGTTTATGCCCAACGGCCGGCGGCGCTCACTGCGGCCCGGAAACAGCTCAAGGATCTCCTGATGTGTTTGTTGGTGATTAAAATTAAGGTAAATACGTTATGAGCACACTAGAGAAAAAAATCTATGCAGAAATAACTGTTCCTGGTAATAAAAAAATAGAAGCAGTTAGTTCTAAAACAACCTACCGTGGACTTAGTACAGTTAATCCTGATAATAGCTCCTATAAGCTGTTTGATATTGCATTAATTAAGCAAGATTTGATTAATCATTTTCACATTCGTCAAGGAGAAAAACTAAGCAATCCTGAATTTGGTACAATTATATGGGATGCACTTTTTGAACCCCTAACTGATACACTGAGAGATGCAATTACAAATAACGTCACTCAAATTATTAATAACGATCCACGTACTAACGTTGATAGTATTTTAATTGATCAGTACGAAAAGGGAATACAAATAGAATGTACTATAACATATCTTCCGTTTAATATTTCAGAAACGTTACGTATGCGGTTTGACGAAGATGCTGGCTTTTTAAAGACCTAGATTATATACGCACTTAACAATATGCCATAAATAGTTACAACTAAGGAATGAAGAATGTCAACAACAGATAGACAAAATAGGTTATTGTTAGCAGAAGACTGGAAGCGGGTTTATCAGTCATTTCGTAATGCAGATTTTCAAAGTTACGACTTTGACAACCTACGCCGTACGATGATTAATTATCTTCGAGAGAACTATCCTGAAGATTTTAACGATTATATTGAATCAAGTGAATACTTAGCTATCATTGACTTAATTGCATATATGGGTCAAAATATATCATTCCGTATCGATTTAAATGCAAGAGAAAACTACTTAGAATTAGCAGAACGTAGAGAGTCTGTCTTACGATTAGCTAGACTGCTTTCTTACAACCCCAAGCGTAATCAAGCAGCAAACGGCTTGTTAAAAGTCGAAAGTGTTAATACTTCTGAAGAAGTATTAGATTCTAATAATACTAATTTATCAAATCAGACTGTAGTATGGAATGATCCAACAAATCCTAATTGGTATGAGCAATTTATTAAAGTAATAAATTCAGCATTACCTGCTAATGCAAAATACGGTCGTCCTATTAAAAAAGATACAGCTGACGGTATTCCAACAGAACAATATCGTATAATTAGCACTAATACAGAAGTTCCTGTATATAGTTTTTCTAAAAATGTAGACGGCAGAGCAGTAAGATTTGAAATTGTTTCAACTGACGTATCAAATACAGTAATTGAGGAGGAAGCTCCGTTCCCCGGGAACAATTTTGCATTCTTGTTTAGAGATGATGGCAGAGGAAATGCAAGTAGTAATACAGGATTTTTTAGTCACTTTAGAGAAGGTTCAATTGACGAAGGTGTTTTTAGTATAAACACTCCTAGTACTAACCAGGTTGTTGCTATTGATGCTACTAATGTTAATAATAGTGATGTATGGTTATATAAATTAGATTCGTTTGGAAACGAAAATGAGCTTTGGACTAAAGTAGAAGCTGTTGAAGGTAATAATGTAGTTTATAATAGTTTAAGTAAGAATATAAGAAATGTTTATTCTGTATTAACTAGAGTAGATGATAGAATTAGCTTAATGTTTTCTGATGGTGTATTTGGAAACTTACCAAAAGGTAGTTTCCGTGTATTTTATCGAGTAAGTAAGAATGAAAGAGTTATTATTACTCCAGACGATATGAGAGGAATAACTGTAACAATTCCTTACTTGTCATCTTTAAATAAAGTTGAAACTTTAACCATTACTTACGAATTAAAATACACAGTTGACAACTCAACAACTAGTGAAACAAACGCAAGTATTAAACAAAATGCTCCGTCAACTTACTATACTCAGAATAGAATGGTAACTGCTGAAGATTATCAAATATCTCCATTAGGTGTTAGTCAAGAAATTATTAAAGTTAAATCTATTAACAGGACGTCGAGTGGCATTTCTAGATATTTTGATTTAATAGATGCTACAGGAAAGTATAGTAAAACCAGCTTATACGGAACTGACGGAATTTTATACAAAGAAAATTTAGAACCTAAAACAACTTTTAGTTTTGTTACTAAAACAGACATTGAAGGAGCAATAGTTAATACCATAAACCCTATATTAAATAACAAGAAATTAAGAAATTATTATTATAATAATTTTCCTAAAATTTCTACAATTGACTTAGGAATTACATGGACACAGTCAACTAAGGCTACAAATTTAAGTACAGGGTATTTTAAAAATTCAGCTGATATAACTTCGCAATTAGGAACATTTACTTCGTCGTTACTAAAATTAATAGTTCCGGGATCATTAGTTAAATTTTTACCACCAACAGGACAAAGTTTTCTTAATACTGATTTAGTATCCACAGTTGGGTATCAAGGTAAAAAAGGAGTTGTTGATTATAAGTGGGTTAAAATAGCTGCCGTTACAGGAGATGGCACTATAGTTGCTAGTACCGGAGCAGGACCAGTTTCACTTAATGACATTATTCCAACAGGTGCTAAGTTATCTGAAATTAGATTAGGAATTTCGTCAACATTACAAGCTGATGTTTCAACACAGTTAATTGATCAAGTATTTGCTTATAAAACGTTTGGCTTAAGATATAGCACAGATACAAAGTCCTGGAGAATTATTACAGAAAACAATCTAAATACAGCCGCCGCATTTAGTACAGGTAAAACTGGTGATATATCTAATCAGCAATTAGATGCAAGCTGGTTATTACTATTTGAAACAAATGGTGAAACTTATACAGTTAAAAATAGAGCTATGCGATATATTTTTGAAAGTGATCAAGAAATACGGTTTTACTTTGATTCTACAGATAAAATTTATAATAATCTAACAGGAAAAATTGTTAAAGACAAAATCAGCATATTAAACATAAACACACAACCAGATAGTGCATCACCGTTTACTGTTAACTATGACTGGGAGCTTACTGAAGAATACAGAGACGGCGAAGGCTATGTTGATAGTAAAAAGATAGAAGTTTCTTTCTTTGATACAGATGACGACGGTGTAGTAGATGATCCAGATATATTTGATACTGTAGTTGATGAATTAACTAATCCGTTAACAAAATATATATTCCAGAAAAAAGTTACTACAACTGATGGCGTTGAAGATTTTAATTTTGTTAGTACAACAACACTAGGTATACTTGTACTTGGATCAGCAACATCTTTAGCTCCTCTAAGTACATATACTAACGGTCAACTATTTTACTTTACGTCAACTGATGTATTTAAAACTTATGACAGTACGTCGGGTTATTTAACACAAACAACTGATTATAGAGCAAGAGTAGGAAGAGATCAAATTACTTTCCATTACATTCATGGAGCAGATGACAGCTCAAGGATTGACCCAAGTGCAAGTAATATTATTGATACATATATTTTAACTAAAGGGTATGATACTGATTACAGAGCGTACTTAAACGGTGTAGGTAAATTACCATTACCTGCTAGTTCTGACACATTGTTTCTTTCGTATAATACTGAGTTATCTAAGATCAAGTCACTTAGTGATGAAATAATTTATCATCCAGTTAAGTACAAAGTATTATTTGGATCAAAGGCAGCCGTCGATTTGCAAGCAACATTTAAAGTAGTTAAGAACCCAGATCTTGTTCTTAATGATAATGATATTAAGTCAAGAATTATTGCAGCAATTAATCAATATTTTGCACTAGAAAATTGGGACTTCGGCGATAAGTTTTTCTTTTCAGAAATGGCAAACTATGTAATGTCTGAACTTGCACCAGACGTAGTAACGTTCTTATTAATTCCAAATCAGTCAGAACAAGTATTTGGTAGTTTGTTTGAAATTAAAGCTGAAACAGATGAAATTTTTATTAGCGGAGCAACAGTTGATAATATTCAAATTATTGATGCAGTTACAGCTAATAGATTAAAAGCTATAGGCGGTGAAGTTATAACAAGTAGTGTAACAATATCCTCAGGTATACAAAGTGTTTAATTGGAAGAACAAAAATGGCATTTGACAATAATCAAAAAAGCGGTACTGGCGATAAAAACGCCAAGCGAAAAACTGAAGACCACTTACCGAGATATTTTAGGACCACTCCTAATAGTAAATTCTTAGCAAGCACTTTAGACCAACTAGTACAACCAGGAAGTGTTGAAAAGTTAAATGGGTATTTTGGTAGAGAAAACGCAACCTCTTTTAATAAAGATGACAACTACATTGGCGATGTTTCAGTAAACAGGGCTAATTATCAGTTTGAACCAGCTGTTGTAATTAAAGATAATTTAAACACAGTAAAATTCTACAAAGATTATAATGATTATATGAATCAATTAACTGGATTTAATCCGTTAATTAAAGATCATAGCATTACTAATAAACAGGAATATTATAGTTGGAACCCCCATATTGATTGGGATAAATTTATTAATTTTAGAGAGTATTATTGGTTGCCAAGCGGACCGCAAACTGTTGGCGTAGCTGGACAAACTACAGACGTAGTAAGCACATATACGGTTTCACTAGCTGATAATGATGATAATTTTGGATACGTTTTTTCACCAGACGGCCTAACCCAAAACCCTACTATTAAATTATTTAGAGGTATTACATATAAGTTAGATATTAATACTCCGGGATTGCCATTTACTATTAGAACAAAACGAGATTTAGATGATGCGTTTTTACTACCAGCTACACAGCAAATAGATAATCAGGGCACTGAAAGTAGTACTATAACATTTACACCAGGACCAGATACACCTGACATATTATACTATGTTGCTGATAATGATATTAATGCTGCAGGCTTAATAAAAGTTGCTAACATAGAAGAAGCATCAGCAATTGATATTGATGCAGAAGTATTAGGAAAAAAGACGTACACTACTGGCACTGGATTTAGCTTAACTAACGGGATGAAAGTTAATTTTATTGGTGAAGTAACTCCTGCAAAATATGCAATAGGTGAATATTATGTTGAAGGTGTTGGAGACAAGATTGTTCTTATTAAAGAAGATGAACTAACAGTTCCTAGTGCATTTGTTACAAATCAAGATATTAAGTTTGATGCACAAGGATTTGATAGACAACCTTTTGATACTGCTATTGGTTATCCTACAGTACGAGATTACTCGTTAATTAATCGTTCTGCTAAAGATGGAAACTTATGGAGTAGATATAATAGATGGTTCCATAAG